ACCGCAAGCATCTTGGTCAAATCTTTCAATTCCATACCAGCTGCTTTAGCCAATTGCTCGCGCTGAATAAAATTCATGCTGTCAAAATCACCGGCAGCTTTTACAATATCAAGCGTGGCTTTTGCTGCGAGTTCTGTTTTTCCTATAAGGGCAAGACGACGTACTTCTTGGAATGAAACGTTTTTACCAATTAGTGCGCTTAATGTAAGCTCATCATTCATGCTCGTGGTAAAATCGAGCAGTTTTCTTTGAGATGATACAAGTTTGTTTAAATCTGTTCCGAGTGCTCTGGCCGCTATTGCAGATTTCATCAACGCCGTTGGATTTGCACCTATTAGCGATAAAGTATCCCCTGCTGCATTAGCAATGTCTTTCATTACTAAACTAAAAGGTATACCAGCTTTTTCAGAAAAACCTGCACCAACCTTCATTATATTCATCGCAGCTTCTTGACTTACATCACCAAGACCTTGGAATGTGGCAAGAACGGCGGCGGAGTCTTCAACTGCAACATTAAGATTTGCGGCTAATAATGAAACATTTTGCATTGCTTCTCTTGAGACTAGAGAAGTTCTACCAAACACATCAGTTAATGCTTTTGCTGACGCATATACTTCACTTATACCCACGCCCATATCTCGGAACTCAACGTTAATAGATTCTGCGTTTTTGCGTAGTTCTATCATTTGCGTATTACTAAATCCTGTTTCTCTTCTAAAACTCTCTGCCGCAGCATCAAGTTTTACAAAACGCTCATAACCTAGTTGAATAAGTTTTATTAAAAGGACTTGAGATTTTAATTGGGATTTTAATAACTCGGTGGAAGACTCAAGACCAAAATTATCGGATTCTAATTTATTACGGTCTTCAATTTCTTTGTTATAATCATTTCCCAATTCATTACGTTTTTTAATTTCTTTATTTGTTTCTGTTTCATTGATTTGAAGATTTTTCGTCAACGAGGCACGTTTCTTTATTAACTGATTATATTCTTTAGATAGATCCGCTCCGGTCCATACTTCTTTGTCTTGAATATTTTTTAGTTTATTTTGAATTTCCAATAATTGGCTGTTCAAATTTAATCGTTCTTGTATACGTTGGTTAATACTTGCCTCCAATATTGCGTCTTTTTTACGATTTAATGTAATACGTTGTTCAATTTCTTTTAAAATTTCTTTATTTTTTCCAATCTTTTCGCTGTTTTTGGCTATATTATCATATACCCTTTCCATAGCATTATTGAGTTGCTTAGTAAAGCTTAATGCATCTTTAAAATTTTCAACAAAATCCCTTGAGGATTTCTCCGCATTTAATATATGTCTTGCCAAGTTTTTGGCGTTTTCTTCGGAATCAATGACTGTATCTTTTTCTGCCATTTATTATAAAATGTTAGTTGTTATATTATAAATATCAAGCAATCTTAGCTTTTTACCTTTGGAGGGCGTGCTATTTCACTACGTTTACCACCGCCCTCACTAGCCGATTTGTTAGCATCTGCTTCTGCTTTCTTGGCATCTACTAGCTTTTTTATATAAAAACTGCGTAAATTGGTTGGCATTTTATACACACCATCTTGAGTAAATGCGCCATTACTATAATAACATAGGTCAAATATCTCACTGTGTATGTTCATCTTGCTTTCTGGTCGTATAGCAAATATATCTGTATTTACATCCATTTTGCTGTTTCTAACACTATTACAAGCTGGACAAGTTATTGATATGTCATTGATATAACCTGGTGTATGCTCGTCATAAAACTTTCTAAATAGCTTACTGTCCGTGGCACTTAGCTCATATTCATAAAAGTTATTTATGTCTGTTACACCATCTATTTCTAATGTAATAACTTTAGCAAATGCCAGCCAACCTTGCTTTTCATATATATCATATTCGGTGCATGTAGCTAATCTAAAATACACATTCTTTTTACACTTTAGAAATGTATAAGATAGTCTATTGTTGCCGCGTTCATATTTAGAGCATTTAAACATCTTGGGTCTAAACCCGAAAGATATATCATGCTCAAATTCTTTATCACAATCGCCGCACGTTGTTTTCATGGTTGTATGAGCACCATAATTAGCAATACGAAGATTAAGCAGTATAGACTGCTTGTCGCAGAATAATAACTCATCTGGATTTATGCCACCTTCTACTACACTATTAAGAAATTCTGTTTCTAATAAGCCGCGACGGGCAAGGTTGCTGTTTGCTAATAGCTCTTCATGTTCTGCTGTTATAGGCAGAATACTTACCTCACCCGATGACAATTTTGAACTACTTGGATAAAAATATCCTTCTGATGCCAAATCAATGATTTCAGAATGCAAGTTCACACTTCATCTTAGTTCTCGCTGATGTTTGGCCAGAAGAAGTTTGCACCTAGTGGAACAGTCATCTTTGTTTGATGACCGCAAGCTGGACAAGTGAAGTCAAAGTTCATGTCCATGTCTGGTGTATTTTCGCGAACAAATCGGCGAAGAGCTAAACTATCTTTGGCGGTCAATTGACCATCAACAAAATTCTTGATACGAAGACGATCAGCATCGCCGTCTATACTACAAATCGTGTATTTTAAGCGGGTTGTGATTTCTGGCGCATTTGTGTTATTTGCGCCACCAAACTTAGCAAGAGCCTTTAGTTCAGCATCAATGTCAGATTCATCTTTATGAGTTAATAGACTTACAGCAACGGTTTTACCAGAGTTTGGTAGCTTGAACGTTAACTTGTTTTCACCTCGTGTTGCTCCAACATACTCAATGTTCTTAGCAACAAGCTTGCTCAAATCAATATCAACACTAGATTCAACGCCACATTCTGGACACTTAACCTTGGTGTTATAAATTTCACCATATGCACTCTTGCGAGCAGCAATAAACAAAGCATTCTTGTCACCAATAAGAAGGTCGCTGATAGCTACATTTGGTGTAGCAATCAAAGCCTTTAGAAACTCGTCAAGAACTGTGCCTTTCTTGAGCAAGTTTGTGTTGCTAAGAATGTCTTCATGACGGGCTGTAACTTGGTAAATTTCAATCTTACCGGAACTTAATGGATGAGCTTCTGGATAGAAATAACCATTGGACGGTAGTTCTACAACTTCGGTTGGCTGATTAACTTTAGTAGCCTCTGGTGTTGATGGGGCTTTGTTAACAGCGGCTGGCTTTGATACAGGGATGGTTGTGTCTGTCATAATTGTAACGATTGTTTATCATATATATGAACTATAACAAGTTTTACATATATATAAAAACAATTTTATTTAGATTTAGCAAATTTTGTTTTTGGCGCAACCTTTGCAGCCTCTGCTTCTGCTTCTTCGGCAACTTTCTTTCTGTGTCTAACAATGATTTGAACGATACCCATCAAAACAATTGAACCAGATGCAATTGCACCAACAATCCACATAGGAACGCTTGTAGCAAGATATGCTAGACCAAGGAAGGTAATGCCAGAGAAGATTATATTAAAGCTCTTGAACAATACACCGATGATTATAAATAGTATGCCAATACCGCCCAATAGTCTAACTAGCCATACCATGAGTTCTTGTTGTTGTGCTTCTTTTAGCAAACGAACTTGGTCTGCGGCTTCTGCACGAACACGATCAATTTCAAATTTTTTCTCAGCTTCAATCTTTTCAATCTGTAAACGATTGGCTTCTTTAAGAGCAGCTTTTTCTTTTTCTTTTGTAACAATAAGAGCTTCGGCGTCATCCAATTGTGATTTTTGATTTACAGCAAGGTCTATTGTTTGTTTGTATTTGATATACAATTGGTCAACGGTCTTTTGTTTTTCGTCGGCGATTTCTTTTTGTATCTCTGCCTTTTCAGCGTCAGTTAACTTGTCTGTGCGCATCATTATCTCTTTACTACGAAGATGTGCAATAGTTGTGTTTATATCAACCTTTTTCTTTTCTTGGGTGACGTGGTATATTCCGTAGTTGAGTTCTCCTATCTTATAGAAGTTCTCAAGGTCTTTGGTTCTTAGGTCTTGATATGCTTTTTGCATTTCTGCTTTTGTCTTAGCATATTCTTCTTCCATCTTCTTTTTGTCTTCTGCTGCTTTTTGTTCTACAGCAGCAGTTTTTTCCATTGCATCTCTTGTTGCTTGAGCAGCAACAACAGCGGCCACATTAGCTTCTACATCTTTAGATGCACTTATTTCAGATTTTTTACCAAAACTTGGAAAACTTGGAACTTTTGGTACCAAACTGCAACCGGTGATTAGTGATGTTAGAAGCAATAATGTGACTAGTTTTTTCATAATATTTTTTATTTTGCGATCAATTGTTTTGAAGCTTTATCAAAACTTAATGTAATCTTGTTGTTGGATTGATTTAGTTTGCCGTCGATTTCTAATTCTTTAGCAGCTTCAATCTTGTCGTATACAGATTGACCAATCTTTACATTTGGATCAAGAGCGTCTGGTAATTCAGACATAACTTCTTGTTCAATATATTTCTTTGCTGCTGGCCATGTGTTGTTGATAAAGTCATAATCTAGTTCAACAGCTTTGCCGTCTGGCATAACTGCGGAAACAATCAATGGAACACTGGCAGTTGCTTGACCAGATACTGTTGGCTCTGCACCTTTCTTCGGACGACCCATTCCTGCAATGCCCTTTGGAACATATGGTCCTTTTGGAGCTTCTGTTGGTGTACCGTCTGGAATAGATGGATGACCAGATACTACCCAGTTACCAGGTGAAACTTCTTTCTTAAATTTTGATGCGATTGCTCCAGCAGTGCGGGGCATTTCATTTATGCGAGATTGCTCAAGAGCTTCGCGGACCATACCAAGGATTTCTTCTTTTAATGAAGCGCCTGTGGATGGAGTTGCTGGCTTCTTGACTACTGGCAATTTCTTGCCTTCTTCTTTTTCTTTTGGCTCTGAATTTGGAGTCAAACTCTTAGAAGTAGCAATGTCTTCTGTGTGCTCGGCTTTATCGGAGGTCTTTTTAAAACCAGACAAACCTTTGGTTTCAGATAGACGCTGTGCTTTTACTTCGTGAAGTTCTGTCACGATTGCTTTGATTAGTTGCTTTAGTTCTGATTTTTTCATAGTATTTTCTTTTAAAGGTTTTCCTGTATTTTTATCTAGGCTAGTTTCTTTGCCAGTTGCATCATCTATTTCTACTGGATTATATTCATGTGGCATTTCATAAGCCCACATATCACTATCATGTTTAGCTTTTGCTTCTTGGAAATTATTAAAGTATCCATTTCCACATCCACATCCGGCCTTGCATTTGATATGTTTTTTCATATTACCATGCTCTGCAAGACCAGTATCTTGCTTTGTGTCTTGGACCTGGATTTGCGCAATTGTGTCTGGCTCTAAAACTCTTGCGGCGTTTTGGAATGCTCTTTTTGATACGCATTTTCTTGTCGCCAAAATTAACTTTTACAACATTGCCTTTTGGGTTCTTGACATAAACTTTTGATTTTTTTACATCGCCCTTCATAGGAACGCCAAGTTTAACTTTACGACCACGATATTCTGCTTCTTCAATTGTAGCATCCGCATTAAAATCTCCATACATTTCATAAAATTCATTACCTTCACATGTATGCTCATCGCCTTCTGGAATCATATCCCATTTTGGTGATTCGTAGTATTCTTCTAAATCTTCCTCTTCATTTTCTTTGATTTTTGTTTTTGGCATTCCGCTCTCAATCCAATTCTTTACTTTTTCAATATTTTCTGGACTGTATGGATTGTGTTCATAAGGGTTCATGTCAACATCATACACTTTACCGTCTGGACCCTTTACATAAAAAAATAACTTCATATTGTCTGGTTCTCTGTCTTCTTCCATCCAATATTTAAATACACCTTTTGAAGTTTGAATATCTTTGGCATATTCTTCTCCGGCCATTCCTTCTTTTACAGGAACGCAGTTGGGAACTTCTTTACCGCCCTTGTTCTTGGTGCCATATGCTTTGTATCCTTTCCAGCATGGATTTTCCATCTTGGATACTTCTTCAACAACTTCAATAATCAATTTTTTTAGTTCTGATTTCTTCATAGTATTTAACCTCTATCTTTGATGCCGTTAATCTTGTCTATAATTTGACCTTGTTTCTTTGAATATACCGCCTTCTTTCTTTCTAATCCTTCTATCTTTCTTTGGACTGGTGCATGAAGTTTAACAATATCTGAATCAATCTTGGCAATATCATTTTTGATTTTGTCCAATGCGGTTTGATATACAACCAATGACTTTTTGTCTGCATCACTCAACCCATCGTTCGAGGCTTGTGTATCTGCAATAGCATTTGCTCCAATCTCTCCAATCTCTTGGAGTTTCTTTTTAACAATAGACTGAACGATTTCTCTTAATTCGGAGCGTTTCATAAATTTTTATTTACCGTGCATCTTTAGAATAGCGTCGGCAGCTTCTTTGGCTTTTTTAGCCAATTCAACTTCACGCTTTTCTTCTGGATTGCTCATGTCTGTTTCGTCGTGGGATTCTCCCAATTTTGCAGTTGGCACAAAATCAATACCGTTTTCTTGTGATAGTTCATCTACTAACGAATCAACTTCGCCAGTTGGACCTGAAATTTTAAATTCATAATGCTTGGTTCTTTCATCGTCCCAAACTTTACCAAACTTGGCATCTCCCATCCATTCCATTTTAACATTATGTTTTTGAACAATTGCAGCAATTTCATCACCGGTCATTGGATAAACTGTGTTATCAACGTGAGCAATATAAGCAACATTCTGACCAGATACATCTTCATTCATTCCTTTAGCTTCCCAAGCAGCCCACATCTCATTTACTTTGGCATGACCTTCATTCTTGGCATTATGAATTTTCCACATAGTAGCATAAGCTTTTTGTGGCACATCTTTATACTGTGCCAACAGTTTCTTTTCTAGTGCTGGAGGGAAATCAGGTGGGGCTGATTCTTGTAAGTTGGTTTCGGCAACTCCAAGACCAATAGATTCTGTGACAATCTGTTTAATTAGTTTCTTTAGTTCTGATTTCTTCATGTTGTTTTTATATTTTTTAGAATGTATATATAAATATAAACTACTATATAAAAAACTTATAAGTTATAAACAATGTTAACTTTGTTTGTTTAGGTTGTTTTTAGGAAAGTCCGGGGATTGTAACCATAAAGTTGAATAAGCGTCAAGCATAAAGAATTAAAAACTTGTTGTTATACAGAAATAGTGTACGCAAAATAGAGTATATAAGCAATAAAAAATCCTCTATTTTCATAGAGGATTTTGAGTTTAAAATACTTATTATATTAATACTGGAGTATGGCGTAATCGTAAGTAAGCGTCATGTTGATTAACAACGCTTCTTGTGAACTCCAATCAAGACCAGAACCGTTGAAGTCAACAGTCGATGGGAACGCGCCCTTCAATTGCCATTCTTCAACTTTGTCGCCTACTGGACCAAGAACGTTGATAGTAACGTCTTTCTTGTAGAAGTCAGCATATCCGTTACGACCTGTAACAGATTCGTGAGCTAGACGTACCCACTCCATACAAGCTTGTGCAGCAGATGGAACGATTGGGTCATATAGTGTGATAGCAACGTCAGACCACTCGCTCTTACCTTTTAGTTTACGCTTTAGGTTGATATGATCCAATGTGATTGTACCGTTGGTGATGGTAGGACGAGCAGCAGCTTTGATTAAGTAAGCTGGGATGCCGTCGATGTTCATGATGAAACGGTTCTGAACTTTTGGTTCATAAGCCGTAAAGAATATTTGATTTGCGTCTAGTAGTTCTGCCATATTGTTTTTCTCCGATTATTTTGTTTATAGTGAGTCTTAACGTATAATAAATAAATAGCTGTCAATGAAAATTTTTCTTTACATATAAGATATATAATCATATACTGCATACGAACTAAAATATATTTATGTCTCGCCCTAAAGTTAATCCTGAAACCGCTTCGTTGATATGCAAAACATGCGATAAGCCTTTTAGTGTAAAATGGCAAAAACGTAATATACAAAAATATTGCTGCCGATCTTGTGCCAATAAAGATCCAGAGGTGTTATCAAAAATGATACAATCTCAAAAAGAAACTTCATTGCTTAAATATGGTGTAGAACATCCTATGCAAAAAGAAAGTGTTGTAGAAAACTTCAAGACTAGTATGAAAGCGAAGTATGGTAAAGAGTTTGCTCAACAAGTAAAATCTATCAACGATAAGTCCAAGCATACTAATATGCTCAATTATGGAGTAGAATGTGTATTGCAGAAAGATAGTCCATTACGAGAAAAAATAATAGAAGGTTGGATGGAAAAGTATGGAGTAGATAATCCTGGTAAATCTCGTGAAGTTATAGACCGCAGAAGTAAAGTTAAACAAGAAAATCATTATGAAAAATTGTGTTTATATTTTGGCGAGCAGCAAATAGAATGGCTAATAAAGCCAGAAGAATATGATGGCTATCACTTCTCTAAAAGATACAACTTTAAGTGCAAGAAGTGTAATACAGGATTTGACTCAACTGTATATGTTCCTACAGATGTGTTTTGTGAGTTGTGCTATCCAGAAAAAAAGATTACTGCTGAAACATCTTTGCATGATTTTTTATCAACTGAATTAAATGGAAAAACAATATCTAGACATAATCGTATTGTATTAGATGGCAAAGAACTTGATTTTTATATACCAGAACTAAACTTTGCGATTGAATATAATGGATTATATTGGCATCGCGAAGGACAAGTAAGAATGAGTAAAAATTATCATTTAGATAAAACGATGAAGTGTGCCGACAAGAACATTCGGCTTATTCATATCTTTGAGAATGAATGGAAGCATAAAACTAATATTGTTAAATCTATCATTCGCCAATCTATCGGCAGTTCTATGGTCAAGATATATGGCAGAGAGTGCGAAATAAGAAAGGTTGATAAGAAAACTAAAAGAGAGTTCTTAAACACCTGTCATATACAAGGCGACGACCGTTGTAGTGTAGCATATGGATTATACTATAAAAATTCGTTAGTAAGCCTTATGACATTCTGTAAGAGCCGATTTGATAAAAAAATAGAATGGGAAATATCTAGATTTTGTAATTCTCTTAATACAAGAATACTTGGTGGTGCCAGCAAACTATTTAGTATATTCTTGGCTGATTATAAACCAAAAAGTGTTGTGAGTTATTCAGACAGAAGATTTTTTACCGGAGACATATACAGCAAACTTGGTATGGAATTTGTTGGTAATACTGCTCAAGGTTATCATTATGTATCACCGGACTTTAGTACACTGTTCAATCGTCAAATGTTTCAAAAATCAAAATTAAAAAATAAACTTCAAAAGTTTGACGAGTCATTATCTGAATGGGAAAACATGAAAGCCAATGGATTTGATCGTATATGGGACTGCGGACACAGTAAATGGATGTGGATTGACAAAACAGTAAATGCTGTGAATAATACAAAATTATGAACGTATTTAACCTTGAAAGAGCATTTAGCGATAAAATAGCCCGCAAGTGGGAAAAATTGTTTATTTGTGTAGATTTGCACGATACAATTATTCAAGGAAAATACTCATTGAACAACGAAGGTGCAGAGTATCTGCCCAACGCAATAAAGGTTTTACAGAACTTGAGTAAAAGAAAAGATATTGTGCTTATTCTTTGGACTAGTTCTCATGTTGCTCCTATAACAAAGGTGTTGGACAAATTAGAAAAGCAAGGAGTATATTTCAAGTATGTAAATAATAATCCAGAATGTCCTGATAACAAACTATGCGACTTTTCTAAAAAGTTTTATATGAACGTTATTTTAGACGATAAATCGGGTTTTGAAAAAGACGATTGGTTCCTTGTTGAAAAAGAACTAAAACGAATTGGAGAATGGAAAGAGTAACCTAAAGTTTCTCAATAAAACATTCTAGTTCATCTTTTGAACTAAAACGAAACGCCGATTTTTGAGACATAACATTTTTGTTGTTTTTGTCAAACATATGCGACATTGTAAATTTCCTGCTTTCGTGCATTTTCTTTTCTAAAGCTTCACGATAGTCTTGAACGGTTGATTTGCACCATTCTCCTTTAGTGGCTAATATTTGATGCGGTTTTAAGTGTTCACCTAGATGATGCCATAGTTCTTTATCATATGTAAAAATTCGTGGAGATGGCTTTGTTACTAAAACAAATTTAGGTAGGTTTAACAATTTCCATTTAGCTTCAAACCCGTCATAATCAAGATCTTCGTTTTCCTTTAAAAACTCATTATATTCAATAGATTCTATTGACCAAAATTTGTTTCTGTCACAATAAACAGACTCGTATTCAGGATGCAAATCGGTAATAATATTATTTTTTTTGTCGCGCACATACACAAACTTTGCACCGGTTATTTTTGGATTTTTTGTGCAATCTGCTCCAAGTAAAAACATTTCATAATATGGCCACACAAAACAATAAAATCCACGAGTTGCTGGTGGAGAATGAAAAGTTTGTGCTATAGACTTGTAACCACGTTGGTTAACAGAACTTAATCCACCAAATCGTGCAAATTTAAGCTTACTTGTTTTGCTTATGTCGTATTTCGCCATACGATAGCAACTCTATACAAACATTATAAAATGTCAAGCAAATCGTGTTAATCTTTTATCTCAACTCCAAAGTCTTTTTCAAATTGTTTTGGAGCAGCTTTATAACTTTCAGCCGTTTCGTCTTTCGGATCTTGTAGGTATTGCCAGTTGAAACTTAATACGTCAGGCACTTTGAATCCAAAAAATTTCAATACTTGTTTTTGAATATCAACAACTGACGATCCATTCCAATTTTGCCCAATCAAAACTAGTCCTGCTTCTTTATCTGCTATGATATTATCTTCTTTTAAAGTACTATGACGATTTTCTAGCCAAGTAAGACGCTCTATTAACTTTTGATAAATTCCATTGGTTTGTCCCCAGCGAGTACTAACAAAAAATACAATTGCATCTGCTTCAAATAATGGTTTGGTTATTTCCCATAACTCATCATCTTTATTATTAAAGCTGCACCAACATCTATGATTTCCGGTTGGATTCTTTTTATCGTCTTTTAGTTTAGACTCTTTTACGCCGCAGTTGTTTCCTTCGTGCTTACTTACATTACCTTCGCAGTCATATATCTTTAATTTACTTGCGTCTATTACTGTAGTATTGCCTAATTGTTCCGATATATATTCAGCCAAAATTGTACTTTTTGCTTTTTGTTTATCTCCGACCCAACGATTGCTGGTAGTAATAAACAACACTTTCTTTTTGTTTTTTAAATGGTTTATCAACCCGTCTACCTCGGAAACCATATTCTTTGATTCATTTAAGTTAAAATGTTCAAACAATAGTTTTTTGTGTTTTAAAAGTGTATCTTCAAATGTATTCATTTTATATAAATCTACAATTGAATTTAATCTTTTTTTGGTTCTCTGCGCCAATAACCCATTGCTGCTTTGAATCCAAACTTTTCATACCATCTAACTAAATCAATCTCGGCTTCATCGCTACCAATTTCTAATTCAATCGCCACACCAAATTTATCTGCCAAATCTGTAAGTTGTTTAAGAGTTTCCGTTCCTTTACCAACGCTGCGATATTCTGGTTCTATAAAAAGAGATTCAAGGCTCACTGTGTTTGGTCCGTATGCCATAATGTCAATTTGTACATTATCGGGTGCCTCAAACGCCCTAATAAGTTGTTTTGCCGGTGATTGATTGTCAACAGCCACTTCTTTTACACTCATCTTTTTGTCGTAAATACTTGATATACTATCTTTGATTTTGTCAAGATGACCATATGCGCGTAATATCTTGAATACTATATTTTCTTCACTAAGTTCGCCGCCTTTATCTAAACCAGATTGACGATATTTATAAAGTTTTTCAAGCAGCTTCTTTAGCGCCGCCTCATCGTGCTTTTTAACTAAAGAGTTTATCTTGTTTTTATACTCTTTATATTTCTTTTTTATAAGGTCTTTATCAAACTTTGGACTTTCTTTGACTGGTTCTTTTAGCCATTTGTCATTTAACACACTATACTCGCTTGCTGATGTGGGTATATGTGCCTTATCTTGAACATATATTTCAACATCATGACCTTTCATAGTAATGTTGTGTTTATTGTTCCAACCCACTTTAATCGCGTCAAAAAGGGTTTGAGCATCTTCTGCTGACATATCTAACTTTTTATAATCTGTAACAACGTGCAAGTCTATATCTGAGTAGTTTGTCCAATTATAGTTTGTAGCACTGCCGATAATAACAATGTCATCTACCTCTATAGATATGTTGTTGTTATCTTTAAGTTCTTTTACAAAGTCTTGCGCGACCTTTAACAATCCATTTCGCACTTCATTATCTAGCTTTGCACCATCTTCATTTACTGTCCAAAGTTTTGGACAAAGTGTGTTATGATATAAAGGATAACTTTTCATTTTATCTACTGCCTCTGGCGTTGACTGTATCTTTCCATTTGATAACTTCGTTGCGAACAACTTCGGCAATATCTTCGACATATTGATTTGATGCTATATCCGACGATGTTAAATCAACATGACGACTTTTTAATATACCATCCTTCACCAACGCTTCGGCAAATGCACGAGTAGCATATTCTAACTTTTTCAAATCTGCTACTTCAACATTTTCTGAAAGCAATGATGTTAGTTTGATATATCTCATTCTGGTAAAAATTTCTTTAGCTGAGATATAGAACTCGCTGCGCCTGTATGTAATATAGCAACGCGGTGTAATGCTGAATTGTCCCAAGCATCAATATTTTTTTGCATATCATCAACAAGCACATGTGTAACGCGGCCTGGTATATCTAGAATATATTCTGGCTTTCTTGGACCAGAACGAGCAATAATTACTTTTACATTTGGATCAATATGCTTACGAATCCATGCAGTCTTTTGTTCTGTAATATCCGTACCTTGACCAGCACTTAAAATAACAGGAGCCGGATTTTTAAAGTTGTCTCTGATAAAATCCCAAAGAACTTTTGCATCTGGATTTGGTTCAAGATTAATCCAAAAGTTTGGCACAGCATCAATAAGCTGCCAAAATCTTTTTTGACCTGCTTTCTTGTTTCCTTTGAATTCTGGAAGGTCATAAATTTCTTCTGGCGACAGACCACCGGAAATTTCTTTGAATCCTTTGTCCATATTCACGAGCACTCCATCCATGTCACAATATACTTGTACTTGTAATGGGTTCTTTTCTTCAATCTCTTTCAACAGGTTCTTTAGTAAAATTTGCATATGATTATAAATATACAGCTTTATCCCTAAATGGCAATAAAAAAGCCCACCTTTTTGGGGTGGGCTTTGAAGTTATTTTAACCTTTATATATTAGGCTGTTGGGAACGAGGCACCCGTTGGCATCACGTTGAAGTCAAGAACGATGAATTCTGCTGTACGTGTTGGTTGGATATAGATTTGACCGTACAAGATACCACGGTCAACTAGGTCCGGAGTATTGTTGGTTTCATCCATAACAACTTTGAATGCATAGATACCACTGCGTTGTTGTACGCTTTCCAAGTATGGGTTCACAATGTTCAAGAAACGTTGACGAGTTGTCGATACGTTTTGTTCAAACACTAGGAATCTTGAAGAAGAAGCAATAAACTTCTTTAGAGCAATCAACAAACGACGAACGTTAATGCGATCCAATGCGGAAGGATTACGTTGTAGTGTCTTTTGACCCCATGCTACCACACCTTGGCCTGGGAAGGCGGCGATTGGGTTAACATGGTTTTCATATAGACTATCGCGTTCTGTGTGTGTTAAGCGGTCAGCGACTTGTACTGCGGTTGGAATGCCACCACGGTTTAGACCGGCTGGAGCAAACCATTCTGCGGATACTTTGTCATTAGCAGCAAACACACTCATCATCACAACGGATGGTGGAACTGGCATAATCTTGTTGCTGTTTGTTTCTTGAATCTTGACCCATGGGTAATAGGTAGCGGCATAGTTTGTGTCAAACTGACCAGCTAGGTCGATTACGGTTTGGATACTTTCAGCGCCAGCCATTTGGTTGTGAGCAATGTCCATGATATAGAAAGCATCGCCACGGTTTTCACAAACTTCGATTACTAGCGATGCAACATATGGGTGATCGTTGTAATTGATACCAGGAACTGTGATTAGATTGAAGTCAAACTCATCAGCGTTACTTAAAGCAGCCAAGCATTGCTTGTATCCGTAAGAACCGTTTGATTTGTTTGTAGCGCAATCTAGACCTTGTTGATTGGTTGGCAAGATTTCATTGCCGATTAGGATTGGAAGAGATGGGCTTTGACCATCGAATCCACCTTGGAAGCCAAGAACAAAGCGACGTTTCTTTACATTGATGCTTTCATCATTTGCAACATAAGCTGCTGTGATTCCGCAATCTGTTTCTAGACTGAATGCTCTGTTTGATGCTGCACTTGCACCAAGTGGGATTGGAGCGAAGTATTGTTTGTTGTCTAGCTCTGGACCAACGGATGAACCGTTTGGATATAAAGCAGCCAAATCAGCGTCAGCTTGTGACGGAGCTGGTTGGAATACAACGCCAGAGCAGTAACGACCTGGTTGTAGCAAGTAAGCAGATGCACTTGTGTATTGCATTGCTGGCAATTTACCAAGACGAGCATAGTCGCCACCGATTGGTGAACCGTATGGTCCAAATCCGAATGGAATTGAATCTACTGGCCATGGAGATGATGCCATTTCAACGCGGATGCGTTTGCTCTTGTTTGCGAAGTCGCCGAATTCAACGATCTTGCCATTGAAGTCGATATAGTTCCAAACATCACCAACACGACGAGCAACATAATTGCTGCTGTTTACATCTAGATTTACATTGTCGTAACGTTCTAGAACCATCGTTTTAGCGTCGGTGTCATTGAAATCTCTTACGATTAGAGAGAATGAACCGTAACTTGTACCAGGAATTGAACCGGCAGATTTAACATTTGCGATTTCAATCTTGTACATCTTGTTTGCGGCTGTGCCGTCAGACAATGTGTGAACCTTGAACAAGTCATACGCAGAAGATGTTGCGGTGTTGAATCCAGCAACCAATTGCGATTGAATGAACGGTGTTTCAGCTTGGCGTAGGTCAAATGTGGATGTACCAACATCTGGAGTGATACCATCAGCAAATTCCATATTGTTACGGTTACTGATTTGAATCTTCCAACTACCAGAAGCAACCATTTCATCAACGATTTGCTTTGTTTTGTTTTTGAAGTTGACGTATGTATAAGCAGCTTCAATCTTTTGACCGGATGCTACTGGGTAGTAACCAGCTTTTGGATCTGTGCCGAATACATTTGTTAAGTAAGCCGACGATTGTTCAGCCAACGAGAATTGATAAGTACCATAAGAGCCACTTGCATATTCATTTGTGTCTGTGTCGAAGTATGTTTTGTTTAGTTCTAATACGAAATCAGAACCAACAACTGCGGCGTCTTTTGGAGTTAGTACAGAACCGCTGAAACCGTATAGGTTTTGTCCACGGTCATAAGCAGTGTTAGCCAAGATAGCTAATACAACTTCGTCGCGTCCAGCAACCATTGAAGCAGTTCCGCAATCATCTTCACTAGATACATCGCCTGGTGTCCAGTCATCTGGATTTAGTGCGCCGTATAAGCCGCCCAAGATACCAGTGATTTGTAGCTCATCGTTGCAATGATTGATTGCAGCAAGTGTGATTGTTGTGTCATTTAAGAAAGCAGTGCTTGGCAAGTTTGACTTAGCCAATTCTTCACCGTCAACATATGTAGAAACAAATGTACTGCCTGTTGAATTTGTGCTACCAGCAGATGTGGAGAAAGCAACATCGCCAACAACAACAGTTGAACCGGCATAAATACCGGACGAGAATTCCAAGCTCAATGAGCCAGAGATAACGAATACGCCAGTTGTTCCTGTGTATGTGTATGTTGCGCCAAGAATGACGCCACTAAAAGAGCCGGACTCTTCAAAGCGACCATATGCACCAGGTATTGCACTGATGATAAGTGGGTCATTTTGAACATAGCCACCAAGACCACCAACGCGGCAAACGGTCACTTGACCTTGCTGACGTAGGTATTGTTGAGCGGTAATTGGACCGTATAGTGTTCCGTCTGGATCACCGAAGATGCTTGATAAATCACCTTCACTGGTTATTACCGTAGGAGAAAAGCCTGGTCCCTTGTTGAAAGGGGCGACTACTACTCCGCCGATTGCTGCTACGCCTTGAGCCAGAAACGACTGATCGATTTCGCGGGTGAATACACCTGGTGAAACGATGCGCTCTGAAGGGCTGTAATTTCCATTTTGTTCTATTGCCATATGTTATTTTCTCCTGTTAAATTGTGGATAAAAGGTCTATATATAAATATGTTGGAAAAAATCAAAACTATTAAAATATAACAAGAAGTGAGTTTTTCTCCAACTATTTTGTATTATAGCTTTTTCGGAGTAAATAATCCGGTAGCGATGTCAAATGAACCTTCGCCGTATTTTGCTACGATCTTATCAAGAAATACTTTTTCTTGAGCTTCGACAGCAATAAGCTGCTCTTCGATCTTGGTTTCATTCTTTTTAACTTCGCGCTTTTGTAGTTCAAGTTGACCAAGTGCTAGTGTAGTACGGTCATATGCTTGACGAATATCGGTCAATTCAGCAATTTCTGCGTCATTGAATTTAGTTGGCTGATTAGCCAATGGTGATGTATTAGTATTATTTAGTTCCATATATAACTGTTGTTAGGTTTTCGTTCTATATATATGGATATATAAAACCAAACGTATTATATAAAAACTAGATATACTATGTTTATGCAAATAGCGAACCTAAGCTGCTGGCACCCGACCGAAACCCCGAATCATATCCATTAGCGCCAGGTTGAAAATATTCTGAAACATCGGTGTTACTATTTCTAAAACCAATGTCGGCTCTTTTACCAGTATCGCTATGACGAGCCTCATAAGAATTACGAATGTCAGTACCATTTCTGTAAAATCCCGTAGGATTCGGAACCGTTAAGTAATACCATGTAGAATTAACAGTAAGATATGTTGTACCAGAAGTATGTACTTGTTGAGTTCCCGGAGCATCGCCAGTATATCCATATCCATAAATACCATAATAACCCGGATTGGCTATGGTTTCGGACCCATCAACTGAGTAGCATTGCTGGTAGTAGTAGTTAACAAATGTTGACCAAAGAATACCGAGATCGCCCGTAGCAAAAATCATGAACCAACTATCGCCATCATCTGCACATCCATCAACGTGTACCGTGATTGTATCACCGGCATTGATGTTTGTTGAACTTAAACTACAATTTACGTATGCCATATATTATGAAACTCTGGTTAGTCCGGTTTTTGAAAGCGTTAGTTCGGTAATATAATTATCGTCATTTGTCCAACCATTATATTCTTCGTCGGTGATTACCATATTAACACCTTTGATCATTTTCATATCTGCGTCAACAAGTGTGTATGCAATTATCTTTGGTCCATTTAAACGAACCATCACAACAATAATGTCTAGATATTTTACAATTTTACCATCAACTTCACGCGGATTTACTTCGATCATGCTATTCATAATTTTTTGATTTTTAATTTTTTAACAATGCTTTTAAACTGTTTATTTGTGCTTGCTGTTCTTTCATTGCTTCAATAAGTACTGGAACAAGGCGCGAATAATCTAACGTTTTGTATTTATTGTCGATTGGAGCTGGTGATATAAGCTCTGGAAGAATTGCTTCGACCTCTTGAGCAGAAACACCAACTTCTTTTTTCTTTTCATAGCCAAGTGCTTGAGCTGTTTCGTTAGCTTCGTAATAAAATCCGTTTAGCGACATTATCTTGTCTAGAGCATTTGGAATGTTGCCTAATTTATTCTTTAGGCGTTCGTCGGAGTAGTATGCGGTAATTGTTCCAGTTGCGGTGAGACTTGAGCAACGGAATCCTGCACTATTATATGTCTGAACCCAACCAGATTCTACGGCATATATTCCAACCGAATAAGTAGAATTATACCAACCTTGCTGGCTGTTACTACGGAACCATCCATTTGCATAAACTTCTGAAAATGTTGGGCTATTAGTCGTACCAACACTTTGATTTATTGTATACGCGGTAATATTTGCAGAGGTACCGGTACAATTGCCACTCCAAGTTCCGCCACGTGCAGCAATTTGTGAAGTGAAGTTTGCAAGACTATAGTATCTAAGATATGCGTCATTACTTGCATAAATACGACTTATTGCAGTTGTGCCGTTGTCACCCGACACGGTATTAATCCAGCCAAAATTACAATATCCATTACCGTCAGTACGAACAATTTTATTTGCTTCATTGTTTGTACTGCTGTGAACAGACAATCCGCCAACAGTTGCTACGTTTCCAGCACTTGTAACATATCCACTTGGATTTGTACTGTTGTATGGTGTAAATCCAAGTGCAGTTGTAACATTAGCACTGGTTAAACTTAAAGTGCCTCCTAATGTTAAATTACCAGATGTTGTTACAGTTCCAGACAAAGTTAATCCACTCACTGTACCCGTACCTCCAACCGAAGTTACGGTGCCTGTATTGGTCGTGTATCCACTTGGATTTGTACTGTTATACGGAGTAAATCCAAGTGCAGTTGTAACATTGGCACTAGTCAAACTTAAAGTACCGCCCAGAGTCAAATTGCCCGAAGTTGTTACGGTCCCTGATAAAGATAATCCACTAACAGTTCCTGTACCACCCACAGAAGTTACAGTTCCAGTATTTGTAGTATATCCACTTGGGTTTGCATTACTATATGGAGTAAATCCTAAAGCAGTTGTAACTTGAGTAGAAGTTAATGAACCAGCATATGTACCTGTAATGTTTCCAGCATTACCTGTGATTGCTATGCCCCATGTTCCCGTTGCTCCTGTACCAGATAGTGTTGGAGAATATGAATTATAATTTCCTGCGTGTAATACTTGACTGCCGCCTTGAGTAATAGCACCTGTTGAACTGATTGTGCCAGTCATACCAAGTGAACCTGACATACTTACACTACCTGTAAATTCTTGTTTATCGTTACTAGCATCGCCGAATTTATTGCTGCCAGTAACAATCATAACGCTACTTGTGACCGTAACAACATTTAATTTTGTTACTGAAATTGTTGCCGCCGTGACATCACCAAATGTTACATTGTTACTATTGCTAAATGCGAATTGACCGCCGTTGCTTAGTTGAGCACTACTTGATACTATATTTGTTGGCGTAAATCCGCTTGTGCCGCTTGATCCACTTGAACCAGATGTGCCCGAAGAGCCACTTGAACCCGCTGTGCCAGATGAGCCACTTGTACCGTTTGAACCGGCTGTACCGCTGGTACCATCACTGCCACT